ATAAGTCGGCATATAGCGCTCCTTGTGTACTAACAGCGAAGTCAGTACCGCCAGTACCGGTAGCTGATACACCATATATTAAAGAAGGAATTCCAGCAGAGCCGTTGCGAGCGCCGGCTGTTTGATTGTTTTGGGCTGATGTTGTAGAAGCCCATTTTACAGATGCTGAAGTTCCTAAAGGTAAGGTGACACTCGCACCTTTTTGCGGCCATGGTAATGCCGAAGTAAAGTAGTCGTGGCGTTTACCGCGACGTAATAGCGTGTAGTCGGATGATGTGTCTGGCCCATCACCTTTATCTACTACTACGCTTGTTTGTAAGTTTTCGTCACGAAACCATTCGTTCCAAATGAGTGAGTATGCACGTGGCCAAAAGGCACAGTGCGTTATTGTATTTCCAGCAGTTATTTGTCCCACTGTTGGTAAACCCATATAATCTTGAAGGCTGCCTACGGCATAGCCATTGACTGGGCTTGTTTGTGTTGGGACTATGTAAGAGATTGAATCGGTTGGGTTCTCTTGTTGACCCATGAATTTTTGCCAATTATTCCATATTAAGCGATTGGGTACAAAGAAGAAGAACGAGTCCATAGTCATGTTATCCATGATTGGATATAGTGGCGTAGCCAGACGGGCAAATGCCGTCATTTTTAGATTGAATGTGTCTCCGGGAAGTACCTCGTCGACGTATACAGGAATTAAATAGCCCGCATCGAAAGTAGTTTTGTGTGTTTTTTGGGCGTCGAATTTACTGCGTGGTATATCTGCCCTTGGAATCATAGCAAACTTGTGTGTACTTACTGATTGATTGCGGTGCATGTTTTTCCTTTGTTTGTTCCGTGGGAAATGTTTCCATTTCCCTACGGTTTATTTTAGCTTCACTTGTTTACCAAGTGCAAGCAGTTTTGGTTGTTCTGATAGCTCAAAGAGTCCTGTTGAGTCATCAAATGTGCCGAATTCGTATAAATCGAAATCGTCTGGGTGGTTATATAGCTGATTATCAGCGTCTGAACGGTTAATTTCATCAGAGAATGAGCGTAAAGCTACTCCTGATGATGGTACGAACATAGGGCGGCCGTAGGCTTCTGCGGCTCTATCTTTAACGGAAGCGAGGATTAGTTTCATGTATTTCCTAAGTGAGGTTACGTTTAAGTTGTTGAAGTTTTGCCTTAGTTACTTGTTCTTTTACGAGTAGTCGTTCAGGGGTATTGTCTTCGGAATTTAGTTTAGCATTATTTTCCCGCATGTAAAGTAATTCGTCATATTCGTATGGATGGTCAATTTTATATAATTTGTCATAATATTTTGGTGGTTTGACCTTTTTACCTCTAAGTATTACGTAATCTAGCGGGTATATATCCGAAGTGTATTTTTTATAGAAGTCGGCACCAATGCCGCCGGGTTCGCCGACTATACCTGATATAGGTCTTAAGCTCATTCTATTGTATTCAGGCTTTAATGTTAAATATTCGCCTGTTTCTGGGTGTATGCGTTTGTAATGAGAATCCGCATCTTTCCCAGTTTGTTTTTTCATAATGTATCTAGCCACGTAGGCGGCTGATTCGAAAGTAACATCTCCAATGGTGGAATGACCAAATGGCCAGAGAGCTTCAAGTTCTGCGGATCTATATAACATAGAACCAGCGGAAGTCCTTTGCCATAGTTTTTTATCAGGAAAGTCATATCCAAAGATACAGGCGTGGAAGTGGGGTCTGGCGTGCAGCTCACCATATTCTCCAGCCATGTAATAACGGACTCTAAGTCCTCTTTTTTGGAGAGTTTTTCTAAGTCGTTTAAGGAAGCGTTGAAAGTCTTTGTGATCCAAAGAGCCATCGCTTGGGAGATGTGTATTGTCATATGTGAGTGTTATGAAAGAGTTAGTTATGTGTAATTGGGCTTCGTGCATGCAACGAATAGCCCATTGTCTTGATCGTTCTAGACGGCATCCGACGCACTGCCCACAGGGCAGGTCGAGAGATCGAACGATATCGTGTTTTCTTGTTTGGTCGAAAACGATTGATTTGTCAAAGCATTGAAATGCTTTGAGAGGGTGATAACAAGGCATGTGAGGTGCCTGGAGCTTTTTTAGAGTCTCCAGCCTCCGCGCATAGGTGTATTGCGCATATTTGCACTTTTAGTATGGTGTGCATGTTTACGAAATGTCCTAGCGGATTTCTTTTTATTTGCTGGTCTGCGACGCATCATTTTATTTGTCCTTGTTTATCGTGTTTTTGTGGTTGAGTGTCACCTAGCACAGTTACATCAAGTAGGTAACTGTGCTTCCGTGATTTCAACAGGGGTTGAAATCACGGCATTAGGGTCTATTAACCCTAATTTTTCCGCTTCAGAGCGGTTCGATTCATCAGACATGAAATCGATTAAGTTTGCAGGATCATTGTCAAACCTTGAGCGAATATTCGCTGGTAGAGCATCAAATTGCTCTTGTGCGGCAATAATTGCATTGGCCGCTGAGTGGTAGTCGAAGACACCACTAAAATCGCCGTATTGCGGCGTTAAAGGAGTTTGAGGTAAAAGTCCGGTCATACCAAATTTTTCCATAATATTATTAATATCGCATTCTGCTCCGAATTGCTGCTGAGTCAGAGTAGCATCCTCACAATGCAACCCTGACTCATTTGACGCAGCAATCGTATCGTAATTGTATGGTGTTCGTAAAAAAATTGAATTTTTTGACATTTTTATTCCATTGGTGGTTGAGAAGAGTTGATATTAGGTCGTACTGGTTGACCCCTATAATTTTTAGCACGGGTTACAGCATTAACAGCTGAATGTACACCAGATCCGACATCACGCACGATTGTTCCAATCTTTTCACCGGCTTTTAGTCCGGGTGCGGTTTTATAAGTTTTTCCGATAGCTTCAGCTTCGGGTTGAGTAGCTGCAGTGTATGCAGCATTAGTATTTGATAAATTAGCAGAACCAGTAAGTTGTTTAATACGAGCTTCTGCTTCTTCTTTAGAAAGGCCTAAACCTTTCTGTTTTAATACTTCAGAGACTGCCTCTTCAGTTGTTTTATTTTTTTGCGCACGATAAAGTGCGGCTTGATCACGTTGTGTATAGGATTGAGCAAGTTGGTTTTCGCCTGTCGCTTCAGTGGCAAAATTTTGTGTTTTTAATTGCTCATATTGAGCCATAGCCATACCAGCTTCTCTAGCTGAATGTCCGGCTTCGCCGAGTGGATTTCCCATTTGTGCGGTTGCACCTGCTGGGGTGCCCGCTCCGCCTTGAGAATAGGCAAGCATGGGATTAAGACCTGCAGCCTTAAGATCCGCTACTGTTGTTTGATATTGAGTTGCTCGCATACGCTCTTGAAAATCCATTTGAGCTTGGCTCATGGCTTGATTGGCAGAATTTTGTTGCTGCCCTCCAAAGAGACTAGATGCTGCGCCAATTCCGGCACCGATTATGGAACCCCATGGTCCAAATGAACTACCGGCAGCTGCACCGGTAGCGGTTGCACCTAAAGTGCCTCCAGCATTATCAATATCCATTAAAAGTGATCAATTAAGCCGGGAACTGAATACATAGGCATAGGTCTGGCCATCTTGACATCAAAGAATGAGTCAAATAAGAATTGTTGGCCATTAGCAGCTGCTCCAACGGCTACTACACGTGATACTGGTGGTGTGTCCTGTATAAAGGTTGTATTCAAAGTAGGCGCAGCAGTAAATTTTTGAGCTAAATGCCATGCATCTATAGTGCCAGTTGATGTTGATTTAAACAAACCAGTAATTTTAGAAGGTTTGTAACGGTATTCTGCCCAACGTTCTTGATATCCGAATACAGTGTCGTCGGCAGTTGAATTGCCGGTTGCATAAATTTCTTTCTGGAGAACTGCTTGTTCTCCAAGTGTCGCAAATGCTGGGAAATAAAAATCATAACGTGTGGATCTAGACCACATACGGTCTAATCCTTGTTGATAAGTAAGGTCTGCACGTATGGAGACCATTCCTATAATTACACCATGCTCAGTAAACGATTGAGTAAACCCATGATTATGAGCCAAGGCAGTACCCATAGCAGCAAGTGTACCCATAGGGGTAGATGTTCCACTTGCATTAGTGCCCGACGTTTGAGCAATGGGATTAACATTAATAGGAGTAGAACCACCGCCAAGATACTCAGGACGTTGTAAACGAGCATCAGGGGATATAACCCCGAAATGGGATCTAACAATTTCTGTATAACGAGTTCCGCCACGAGCGTCCCTTTCTAGTAATTTTTGAATTTGAAAGGATTGGCGTAATTGATTAATAGTTGCAGCTGTAGCTGTAGATAAGTCGGCATATAGCGCTCCTTGTGTACTAACAGCGAAGTCAGTACCGCCAGTACCGGTAGCTGATACACCATATATTAAAGAAGGAATTCCAGCAGAGCCGTTGCGAGCGCCGGCTGTTTGATT